TGAGCATCGTGATGATGGTGTTTATACCTATGGGTTCTTCAATGATACCGATGCAGCGAAGAATGCTCGGACCCTAGTGGAGCATAAGGACATCAAGTCGCTTTCCATCTATGCCAATCAGCTCACAGAGAAGTCGAAGCAGGTTCTTCACGGCTTCATTCGTGAGGTGAGCCTTGTTCTGTCGGGTGCTAATCCTGGCGCGCTTATCGATAACATCACTCTGGCGCACGGCGATGGCGACATGGTTACGCTGGAAGATGAGGCAATTATCTACACGGGTTTGGAGCTTTCTCACGCCGACGAAAAGTCGGGAGAGAAGGTTGAACACTCTGAAGACGACCCGACTGTTCAGGATGTCTACGATTCGATGAGTGATGAGCAGAAGGAAGTCGTCCACTATATGATCGCTACTGCGCTTGAGAGTTCCGCAAAGACGCTTAAGCAGTCGGATGATTCTGACGAGAAGAAGGATGAGTCAACGTCGGATCTCGTCCATACTGATGACAATAGTGGAGAGGAAGGACGGCGTATGTCACGTAATGTCTTCGAGCAGCAGAGCGGAGGCAAGAAGGAAGAGAAGCATGTTCTCACCCATGACGCAATTAGTGGAATCGTTGCTGATGCTCAGAAGAGCGGATCGCTGAAGACAGCCGTCGAGTCATACGCGCTTGAGCATGGTATCGAGAACATCGAGATCCTCTTCCCGGATGCCCGAGCTCTCACGGATACTCCGGAGTACGACAGTCGGAGGATGGAGTGGGTCTCCAGTGTCATCAATGGGACTCGGCATTCCCCGTTCTCTCGCATCAAGTCAGTCCTCGCCGACATCACTCACGAGGAAGCTCGGGCCCTCGGTTACATCAAGGGCAATCTGAAGAAGGAAGAGTTCTTCAGCGTGTCGAAGCGGACGACCACGCCCACCACGGTCTACAAGAAGCAGCAGCTGGATCGGGACGATATCCTCGATATCACCGATTTCGATGTGGTGACGTGGCTCAAGGCCGAGATGCGGCTCCTGCTGGACGAGGAGCTCGCGCGCGCGGTTCTCATCGGTGACGGTCGCTCCAACGCCTCTGAGGACAAGATCAAGGACCCGGAGGGCGCTTCGGATGCCGCTGGTATCCGCTCGATCCTTCACGACCATGAGCTCTACGTTGCCCACGTCGAAATCGACGACGGGGATGACCCGGCCGCCATCGTCGACGCCATGGTCAGCTCGTTGGGCGTCTACAAGGGCTCGGGCTCCCCGACGTTCTACACCACGCTCCCTGTCCTCACAAAGATGCTGATCCATCGTGATGGTGATGGTCATCGTCTGTGGAGAACTCCGTCGGAACTCGCTTCGGAGATGGGCGTTGCAAACATCGTCACGGTCGAGGTCATGGAGACGGAGGATGATCTCTTCGGGATCGTCGTCAATCTCAAGGACTACACGATCGGTGCCGATAAGGGTGGCGACGTCAATTTCTTCGACGACTTCGACATCGACTACAACCAGTACAAGTACCTCCTGGAGACCCGTGTTTCGGGTGCTCTCACGAAGATCCGTTCCGCCGTGGTCGTCGAGAAGAAGACCACTCCGTAAAGGTAGGCTGCCATGACGCGGTTCTTTGGTCGTATTGGTTATGGTGAATCAGTAGAAACTGCGCCTGGCGTGTGGGAAGACGAGATTGTTGAGTACCCATACTACGGAGATGTCTTTCGAAATGCGAGAAATCTTCATGAAGGTGAAAATCTCAACTTTGATCTCAATGTCCAAAATTCAATTAGCATTGTGGCTGACGCATATGCTAACGAACACTTCTTTGCCATTCGTTACGTAGAGTGGGCGGGGGTTTTGTGGACGGTTACTAGCGTCGAAGTGCAAAGCCCTCGCCTTCTTCTAAGATTGGGGGAGGTGTACAATGGCCGCACGCCTGCAGTTGCACCAACTCCTTGAAACATTTACGCCGAACGTATATTTTCAGCCACCGACTAATGTCGTGTTGAAATACCCATGTATTATCTATCGACGCGACTTTGCTGATACCAAATTTGCTGATGATATCGTTTATGATCATAAGTTGAGATATGCAATCACAGTTATCGATCAAAATCCTGACAGTGAAATTCCGAGAAAAGTAGCAACGATGCCGATGAGTTTGTTCAATCGCTTTTTCACGGTCGATAATTTAAATCATGATGTCTATAACGTATACTTCTAAGGGAAAGGGTAAAAATGGCTCCTTTGACCTGGGATCAGGTCGGCGAAAAGGTTTATGAGACTGGTGTAGACCATGGAGTTCTTTATCTTCCTGACCAGGCAGGCGTGTACAACGAAGGTGTTGCCTGGAATGGTCTTGTCACAGTCACAGAGTCTCCGACCGGTGCCGAACCGTCTGCGCAGTACGCCGACAACATCAAGTACCTGAATCTGATCTCTGCTGAAGAGTTCGGAGCAACAATCGAGGCCTTCACCTATCCGGAAGAGTTCGGACAGTGCGACGGCACGGCTCTCCCCGCCCCTGGGGTTGCCGTTGGTCAGCAGGGACGGAAGATGTTCGGCCTGAGCTATAGGACTCGAGTCGGTAATGATGTCGACGGGACCGAGTTCGGCTACAAGCTGCATCTTCTGTACGGTTGTCAGGCCGCTCCGTCTGAGAAGGCTTATGCGACGATTAACGACTCGCCGGAAGCGATCACGTTCAGTTGGGAAGTCACTTCTTCTCCTGTTCCGGTCACGGATTACAAGCCCACCGCACTCATCGTGATTGACTCCACTCAGGTGGACGAAGCCGATCTCGCGGCGCTTGAGGATCTGCTGTACGGAAAGGGCGCAACAGACGCGGCTCTCCCTACTCCGGACGCTGTCATCGCTCTCTTCAGCGGCGCCTAAATTGCAATGGAGGCTGGAGGATGCTCACTATTGTTGTTCCTGGTGTCGAAATGTTTGACGAGCAAGAACAGGAGTTTGTCAGTAGAGGCGACATGACGTTGGATCTCGAGCATTCTTTAGTCTCAGTGTCAAAATGGGAGTCAATGTACGAGAAACCGTTTCTGGGTGGAGCAGAAAAAACCACAGAAGAAATTTTCGAGTACATAAAACAGATGACGTTGACTCCAAATGTCTCTGAAGAGGTATTTCATAAGCTTTCTGAAGAGAACATCAAAGCTGTCAATAAGTACATCGAAGCCAAGATGACCGCTACGTGGTTTAGCGAAGCTCCTGGGGCTCCACGTACTCGAGATGTTATTACCGCTGAGCTCATTTACTATTGGATGATAACATTTCAGATTCCATTCGAGTGTGAAAACTGGCATCTCAATAGACTCTTTACTTTGATTCGAGTTTGTAACATCAAACAAGCGAAGCCAAAGAAGATGAGTCGCTCCGAAATGGCTGCTCGGAATCGAGAACTCAATGCGCAGCGTAGACAGCAACTCGGCACCAAAGGCTAGAAAGGGGGTGACATGGCAGTTCTCAAATGGGATGAGGTTGGAGAGCGAATTTATCAGACTGGAATCGATAAAGGAGTTCTCTATCTTCAAGACGGAAAGGTAGTTGTCTGGAATGGTCTCATCGGAATTGAAGAATCCCCGAATTCCGAATTGAAATCGTTCTTCTTGGACGGTGTCAAGTATTTGGAGAATCTAACCCCGAGCGACTTTGTGGGAAAGCTCAAGGCATTTACCTATCCCGACGAATTCGATACTGTAAACGGGATTGCTATCGTTTCTCCCGGATTGTCCTATCATGAGCAACCACCAAAAAGTTTCAGTATGTCGTATAGGACGAAAGTTGGTAACGATGTCGAGGGCGAAGAGCACGGCTATAAAATTCACATTCTTTACAATGTTCTTGCTACTCCTGATACGAAGGGTTTCTCAACAATTCAAGATTCAGGAGTTCAACCCGTTGAATTTGGATGGACCTTAACGGGAACTCCACAGAAGATCAACAAATTTAGACCAACGGTTCATGTTTCTATCGATTCGAGAACCACACCTCCTGAAGTCATGCGGTTGCTGGAAAGTAAGCTTTATGGAACGACAAAAAATGCTCCTAGTCTTCCACCGATCACTGAAGTTGGTGAATACTTCGGATTTCGTGACGCTCTTCTCATCATCGACTTTGGAGATGGTACTTGGATGGCTATTGACGAAGCAAATAACTACATCGATATGCTCGATCCTACTACTTTCCAGATCGTTGGCGCGGACGCTACCTTTATCGATCCGGATACGTATCATATTTCGTCTACCAATGTCAGCTAGCAGGACTAAGGAGGTGAAATGGCTACAATTACAGGTCTAACCGCTGATCGAATGCTAGAAATTGAAGGTCAAACGGTTGTTTCGGGTGCAATTGTCAATAATCATCTAATTCTTACTAAATTCGACGGAACAACAGTTGATACAGGCGTTCTTCCTCCGGGTCCACAAGGTCCAGTAGGTCCTGCTGGCGGTCTGATTCCGGGAGAACTTCGACTATGGCCGGGAACTACACTTCCGGCAGCTGTAGATTTCGGTAAGTGGGTATGGGCCGATGGCGCAGTTTATGCGGTCGCAACATATCCCAAAGCTGCGGCGAGCATTGCCACCGAATGGCGTACCTTCGGAGGAGCAAGTGATCCCGGAGCACCAAATTTCCGTGTTCCTGATATGCGAGGTGTGACTCCAGTTGGTATGGATGCTATGCCAGGAGGAGCTCGAGCCAATCGCATGACTCGTACTGTGGCGATCACTATTGCTGGAAGAACTGGTGAAGAAACGCATATCATCACAGTTCCTGAAATGGCTGCACACGGACACGCTGTTACCGATCCGGGTCATGCACATATTTACGATCAAGGTGCGGGTAACTCGATTGGTGGTCAGTTCGGAAACTATCCGTCTTATGATACCCAAACTTTGGGTCGAGGAAACTGGATCAGAGCAGCGCTTACCGGTATCTCAATCGCAAATGCGGGTGGTAACGGCGCACACGAGAACGTCCAGCCGTCGGTTTTCATTCCGTACATTGTAAAATTGGACGATTAAAATGAGAATCGAACTCGCAGGGAGTCTAATTCGTCCTGACCCGTTGGTTTTAAGATTTGACGCCAATGCAACGTTCGATACTTTGAAGTATATCGACATGGAGTACACACATTTCGAAGTGATCTGCATTGGTGGAGGCGGAGGAGCCGGTGGGGGGATCGATACCGCTAACACAGGCACTCAGATCAGAAGTTTCGGAGGAGCTGGTGGCGGTGGCGGATTTCATCGTGTTCGTGGTTTGTTGTCTGCTCTGCCTGATACTTGTCCTGTGGTTGTTGGTGGAGGTGGCGCACTAGGGACCGAACATGCAAGCAATCCTGCTCTCACTACCAACGGTGGTGACGGAGGAGCTTCGACATTCAACACCAATACTTGCCGAGCTTCAGGTGGTGAAGGTGGTAAGCGCGTCCAATCTAACTCTGTAACTGTATCTACTCAAGCTAATGGAGGCGTTGGTGGATCGGGAAATCGCATCGTTGTCGGAGGAGGAGCAGCGGGAGGCGTTGCGGGTACTCCATCAGCAACGGGTCCGGGAACTCTTGGGACAGCTGGAGCAGATGGTACGCTCATCAACAACAACGGCAAAGGCGGAGGTGGGGGAGCAGGCGGCGTCGGAAAGTATGGAGGAGTCGCTTGCAATGCTGCGACAGCTGGAGGACGCGGCGCTTACAATCCCGGAGATACATCGGTCTACGGTCCTGGAGCTGCTCCAAGTAATGGTCCGGTTACTGGAGCTCCGAATGTGGTCCCTGGCGGAGCTAGCGGAGCTAAAGCATCTCCTCTGAACGGATTGCCGACCGTATTTGGACAGTCTCGAGGAGGGATGGCTGGTACTCCTGGAGTGGTGATCGTTCGTCTAACGGTGGAGTAGTCATGATCACTATTACGGAGAAAGGATCATTCGGCAGGACCGAACGATGGCTGGCGGCAATGAAGGACTCCCAGAGATTTGCCGTTCTGAACAAGTACGGATCTATGGGTCAGAACGCCTTGTCCAATGCCACACCGGTTGAATCGGGATTGACTGCAGGATCGTGGTCATATTCTATCGTTCAACGACCGGGATACTACTCGATTCGCTGGCATAACAGTCATATTGAGGACGGCGTCCCCATTGCAGTCATCCTCCAGTACGGTCACGGAACCGGAACGGGTGGATACGTGCAAGGACGAGACTATATTATGCCCGCAATTCGGCCTATATTTGACCAAATCGTAGCTGAAGCGTGGAAGGAGGTGACCAGGATTTAATGGCAACCATTGATGACAAAGTCGTAGCGATTAGTTTCGAATCAGGCAAGTTCGAGCAGGGTATTAACAGCGCAATTCGTGCACTCGACAAGCTGAAGGCTA